AATTAAACCTTCAATATCAATACCTAACATATCAACACCCAAGAGTTCTAATAATTTTGAGTCGTCAATATCAGTATTACGATAATCAATTATCAGACTACCGTATTTCCAATTTTGATATAAATACTCACCATTTTCAGTACTAAATAAAAACATAGGTCCACCACTATTCAAATATTCGTTAATATCTATTCTTTTAAGAAAAATCTTAAATTTATCAGGTAATTCCCCATAACTTGTTATCATCTGAATTTTATTAGATAGGTCAACGCCCAATCTCTTACTGATGAATGATTTTAGTTTATTTTCTGCTATTAGTACGTTCATTAAATAATTTCGTTAATAAATAGTTTTACGTTCGGGAACCATTCTGATATTCGATACTGAATTTCCCCCCTAACATTATCATAATCTTCTCTACCTGTATTACTATAAATATCGATATAAACACTAATTCCTTTAAACGGTGATATTCTATCGATAACAATTTTATTGATTGAACTAATCTCATCAATTTCGTCCATCTCACCAAGACCCCATTCTTCAGATTCTTCACGTAATGAGTTTAATTCAGAGTCAATTAATCCCTGAATTATCTTATGAATTTTTTCTAATTGGTTATCGTTAATTTCTACTTTCATAATCTTATAATTTCACCATCAATTTTTATTTCACGGACTTCAAGGTTTGAGTTTTTCTCAAACCACTCTTTGAAAACTGGAATCCATAGGTCACCAAATAAAGAAGTTAGTTTATCTGAAACAAAATCCATAATATCCAAACGGTAAAGGAAATCATATCCATCATATTCACCAAGATATTCGTATGCGGGAGCATCGTTAATATAGAAAACATGAAATCCATATTCTTTAACATCTTTTTTATAGAAATCAAATAAATCAGGCCCCCAATTATAGTCAGGATGAATGTTATAATCCAAGTAATTGGTAATAACATTTTTGACCTTAGAATCGGGGATTATTAATTTCATAATGATAAATAGTATATAAAACAAAAAACCCCAACTTGTTATAGATGGGGTTTTACTAAATATTAATTGATTATTTTTTTATAAATTTCGCCTCTTTTAATAAATCATCCAAACTCCTAATAAATCTATCAATATTACTTATTTCAGGCCTTAGTAAGTTATTATATCGATAAATTTCTGTTTGATAATTTTTAAAATTCATAAATCGAGTTAAAAAATTTTGTTTTAGTGGTGGGAGACCCGCTTTAACTTTCATTAATTCAATTTTGCAATAATTAGCAGTACTATATAACTTTCTTAGGTCAATTGTTGAACCTTTAGGCAGTTTAAGAATTGATGTGATTTCTTTAGCGTATAAATCAGAAAGACCGTTTATTTTTGGTTTTAATAATCCAATATTTTTTTGTAACTCCATCATAGAGTTGAGGTTATACTTAAAATTTTTTTCTAATACAGGACCAATTTTAACTTTTTGAGGTATTTTAGAAAGTAATGACACTACATTAGACGGTAAACTCATCATCGGACTTGATGTTGGTGAATTCTTAGGGAATGTATTCTTATATGACATATTGTTCCGCGGGTTTAGACCAGTCTTACTTACTGATTTACCACCACGTTTAAAAAAATTAAGTATGGCGTCAAATAGACCTTCATTTAATTGATTACTAGTTTGTTCTGAAATAACTCGTCTAACTATACGAGACAAATCGTTTTCCGTTAATTTTATAATTCTTTTCATGTTTTTTTTTTAATTTTATTATAAAAATATTTAATTACAATTCACTTCTTTCTCTATTACTCTCTCTTTTTGAATAAGAATAACAAGCCAATATTATACCAAGAACCATAACTAATAACGCCATACTTGCGTTACCTCGACCAAGACCCATGTATTGTTCATTTATTTCATTTATTTTGGTAAAGAATTTGCTCTGGCTCCATCCTGACACTTCACCAGCAATACTGATTAATCCTGCGGCACTTGCCAATCCTCCGACATAAATTCCAAGATTTGAAACAAAATTTTTAACTTTAGATATCAGGTTCTCATTTAAATAAGACTCAGATATTGATTCTTCATCTTCTAATTTATTTATTATTTTTTCAATGTTTACGTTTTCCGCCTTTCTTAATATCTGTGATAATTCTTTATCTGTTAAATCACTAAAAACTTCGTTTTTAAAAAATTCTTTTGATGCGTTAACCGCACTTTTAAATTTAGAAAAAGTATTACCAAAAAAATCTTCATCCATTTCTTGTTCTCTAATAACTCGTTTAACTAATCTTGTTAAATCTCGTTCTGTTAATCTTATAATTCTTGCCATAATATTTTTAGTTTTATTATAAATATGTTAATACATGTAAATCTTAAAATATTTATAAATTAATTTTTTTATTTTAAATAAAATTTGTAAATTTATATAAAAATAGAAATAATGTTAAAATCAAAAAAAGAAGCTAACGAATATAAAAACTGTTCACTTATTAAATTAAAAAGTGTACGTATGATTTATCGTTTTTTATCATATATGAGTTTAGATAATGTAAACTTTTTTTTTACTTTTTTTGTGTTAGGATTTTTTGTTTTCCTTTTTAATGAGGTGAATATTTTAACTTCATCATTGTTTGTTATTTTTCATTATTTTTTCTTTTGGAAATACCTTATATTAAATAAAAAATTTAAATTAGTTAACGATAAAGACAGAGAAGAAATTGAAGAAGTAATTTTTTTCTTGGACGAGTTTATAAAAAACAAAAAACCCCACCGATGAGGTAGGGTTTAAAGATTTAATTTTTAATTAGTTTTTTTTCTTTTTCTGAAGTTCCTTACTGTATTCAGAAACGGGAATCGGAGTTCCAACAGGATAAGGAAATCCTACTTTAGCTGCCGTTACTGATGTCTGTCCATTTTTAACGGGAACCGCAACACGTAATGGAATTGCCGCCTCATTAAGTGGACCATATACTTTAGCCAATACAATACCTGTGGATGTAGTATCAAAAACAATACCTGGCATCGCAAACATATTACTCTCACTTGTACTTGGAGAATCCATATTAATCACAAATGACCTATTAACAGGTGTTGACATTTCCCATTCTTTAGTCGAAGGGTTAAACTGAGGAATAGTGGTCAAGGTATCGTAGTACCAAAATAAAGACCATACAGTATTAGTTGTTCCGTCAGGAGTTTGGAAGTTTTTACTCACATTAAACTTTCCGTATGTTCCACTAACACCTTTCATAGCTAAACTAGAAATAGATGGTCCTGATAGTACGGGACATATTGCACATCCTTCATCAAACTCAACACCTTGAACAATAATCTTCTTTCCTGTAGGAACCGCAGCCGATGCCCCACAAAAAGCAAAAGACCCATCATGTATCTTAACAATTTTATCAGATTTAATATCTTCTAACGTTTCAGGTTTTGTTCCTGTATTACAACTAAATAACATAGTAGCCGTAACAATAAATAATAATAATTTTTTCATAAGTTTTTTTATTATAAATATAAACATATAAAGGAAAAAGAAAACCCCACTTGAGGGTGGGGTTTCATATATTAATTCCTAAATAATTATTATTTTCAACTACACGAAATTATCCTTTTACCCCAATTCATTCTTCCACATGCGGCTTTACCGTAATATGGAAGAACTATTCTAAATTTACAAAATATCATTTTAAGTAAGGATAATCCAATTAATGTTACTAAAGCAATACTAGCTATTGATAATACCAATGCCGGCATAGCAAATCCCCCAAAAAGAGTAATAACTACCATGCTAGTACCAAAAAATTCATTAATCATTCCTTCACTAACTACTTCAGATGAAGTACCTCCTGACAACATTAGTTCATCTGCCTCAGATTTTTTAGATTTTATATCTTTAAATAATTGTTTTAGGTCCTCAATAGTTAATTTATCCAAAAACACCATAAACTTATCTATATACTCTTTAATAAAGTTAATAACCTCACCAGCTTTTTTAGGGAACTTGTTATTAATTGACGACCCAAGTTTATCTCCAATATATTTATCAATATTACAAACTTCCAACATATTAGTTTTACCTGATAATTCCTTTGTTAAATTCTCAGTACTACTCAATCCATCATTTGTTATTCCAATTTCTGACATAATACTATCACCACCATCAGATTTAAGTTCATCAATCAATGTCCCAAATTTGTCATCGTAAATATCTAATTCTTTAATTAAATGATTCTGCTCAGAAATAACAACACCTTTTTTATAATTTAAAAGATATTTCATTTTATTTAATTCCTCAATAATTATTATTTTTTCCATATTATTTTAATTTATTAATAAATACTTCAATATTCAAAAAACCCCACTCTTATTGGGAATGGGCCCATGTAAAATATATGTGTGGGGGGTTATGCTTTTACAGATTGACCTTGATTCTGCTCTTTACAACCGTCAATTGATATCCCTTTTTTAAAATTTTTAACCAATCCCCAAATTGTGTCCCATGTTATTGTGTGTTCACCACTTAAATCTTGATATAATGTTTTACCAAATTTTTTATTATAGGCGTTTAATACGGAACCCATTTGTTGTTGAGTTTTTATTTCAGATAAAACTTTTGTTAAATCGTTAGATACTCCAACCCCTGTCATTGAATTGTGTAGTCGTAATATCCATGATTGAATTGTTTTATCTAATTGGTTTGGTTGACCAGATATCCCTCTTAATTTACCAAATAATTCTAAAGACAATTCACCCGATGATTTATAAGTTTTACATCCTGTTTTAGGGACATTTCCTACCCCTGTATCAACACTATACCCTAATTCAGGCATGAGTTCTAAACCACCTAAAATTTGTTCCTTAATAACTCGTCTAACAAGTCTTGTTAAATCTGATTCCGTTAATTTTACGGTTCTTTTCATATTAAATGTCCCGTTTATCCATCAAGTTTAAATATTCGACAACTGCAGTTAACCCTGTTCCAAATGATATTCCAAGACAACCAAAAATCATTAATGAATTCATGTTGTCCCAAAAAAATAGAACTAATAAAATTTGAGAAACGCACATTATAAAATTTAAAATAAAAGGTATCATATTATAAATACATTAGTAAACAAAAAAATTTAACCAGTCGAATTTTTCGACTGGTTCATATGTTGTAACTCTCTTTAAATTGTAGACATCAGACAACCATAACTCTTATTGGGAATGGGGGTTTTTATAAAATATTTAAATAAATTATTTTTTGTATTGAGTAGTGCAACCAACAAACGACTCTCTTCCTTGTTTTTCGCCCAAAACACATTCATTACTAGGGTATTTATCGTAATTAAAACTATTACCTTTACAAAATTGTGGTTTTAACATTTGAATTAACCCATCTGAATTTTGATATTTATTAATAACATCTAACTTAATTTCCTTGGCACGATATGGGTCACAAGAGAACACAATACCTGATTTTTCGTGAACCATATAATCAAATTCTGAGGCTCCAAGTCCCGATTGTTTCCATAAGTCACCAACTGAAACTTTTATTGTTTTTCCACCATTAGATAATACGTGATTATTTTTTGTTGTATATTTAGCCATTAAAGACTCACCGTCGTAATTTTCATTAATTACTCGTTTTACAATTCTAACCAAATCAGATTCGGTTAATCTAACTATTTTTTTCATATTTATATGTTTTTATTATAAATAGTGATAATAACAGAAGAGTTAGTTTTTTTGGTATTTTTTATGTTTGAATTGTATCCAGTATTCTTTATACCCTTCAGGGGTTTTAAAGTAACCTTGGTCAGTATTACCAACACTAATACTTTTTAAATTTCTTAATTGTGTTTTAACTCGAACATCTAAGATTGAACTTTTTTGGTTAACCCAAGTTCCGCAATGAACTAAACCTGTGAATGCGTTACGTTTACTTACTTTAATAAAGGGCATATCTATTACAAATTCAACATAACCTTTTAAGTTCAAACCCGTAGTTTTTATTTTAGTATTTTTAAAATCAATTTTTAAAAACACACCACGAGAATATGATTCTTTAAGATATTTACCGATTATCTTAGATACTTTATTTGAAAATTGATGAGCAACATCTCCATTTTTATCAAACTCAAGACCGACGTATTTACCAGAAAATCCTTTATCAGAAATTTTTGTAGTATTAACATTATCTTTAACAGTGTAAGATTCTATAAGACTAACTTTATCTTTTACTATGATAGTGTTATCAGGGTTTTTTGAACTACAAGAAGTGATTGAAGTTATTACTACAAAAATCAAAAGTCGGAATGGGGTTTTCATATTATTTAGTTTTAAATTTTGTTATCTTTTACAAATATAGTTAAAACTTTTTAATCCCACAATTTTTAATCTTAAATTTTAACACAATTTAATGAATTCATAACTCTAATCACTTCTTCTAAATAACCAATTGCTGTTTGTTTTCCAAATTTTTTATTTGGGAAGTAATTTTTAATTGGTTTATTTTGGTAAACTTTCAGAGTCCCGTATTTTTGATAAGCTGAAGAACCTTTTTTATATGGGTCATATGTTGGGTTTTTACAAGGACCGGCTAAAGTAGGGTTACTAGTGTAACAATACTTTTCAATTATGTTCATATTATGAGACACTATTGCCATATCAAGCGCCGCGTTATTAGTACTTCTAAAATTAACTCCTTTTTTAGTTAAAAAAGGATTTACAGACCTAGTGTCTTTACTATACCCTGACGATAACGCAACTCTATAATTAGTTAAAAGTAAAACTATAGTACCTAATCCTGCCCCTGTAATTTTTCTCATATCATCTCTAGTCATACCAAATTTTTTTTCCATATTTAGATTGTTCCAAGTTCCATGAGTAAATTGGGCCGGACCAACACTTGCTAACTTACCACTTCTTTTTAGACTACGAAATAAAAATGTATTATCAAATGAGTCAATTAATGCTTCAACAGTGGCACTAGTGCTTAAATTATAATCAGTTTCTCTTTTCATGATACCTATGGCAGCCTTTGTTAATTGTAATAATAATTCAGATGTGATATTTAATTTTTGGAGTATTTTAGCTCTGTTCTTTTGAACGTAAACTACAAATGGTACTAAATTTCTAGCACCTAAACAAGGGAAACTGTTATCTTTTTGTGTAGTCGCCTGTTGAGGAGTACCAATAATTCCGGCAGCGCCCCCAAAACCTTGTTCTTGTATGACTTGGTTTAATTGAGTATATTGTTTTTCAGTTATTATAATTTTCATAATATTAGTTAATTTTTGGAGTTCCCGCCCAAATTATTGATAATGTATTTCTACTCATTTTAGATATTGGAAATGCGTAAACTGTTTGGTGAACATTATGTACCACATATCTTTCCCCTTTACTATCAATATACCCTATAAACCCAATATGAGTGTTAGGTATAAAAGATTTACCACTTTTTAAAGTTGAGTTTGGTACAAATTTTATATTTTTGTTCTCGTCATCTTGTTTCCATAAAGTATCCCCACATTTATCACTTTGTTTACAAAAATATGGTTGTTTTAATTTAACCCATTTTCCTTGATTATCTCTTGACATACCAACTGCCGATTGAAAAAATGCTAAATCAAAATTTGATGAATCAGGATAATAAAGTCCAACAACCGCACCTAAAGGAAGACTATTAAATTGTTGTTGGTCACTTGGGACCAATGATGATATAATATTTTTTGATTTATCATCGTTAACTGAACTATCGTTTAATGTTGGCATACCCGATTTATTAATACTATTAAACACATCTGTTATTTTTTTAACCAAATCAGGTGTAACATTAGCGTATTGGTTAAATTTACGATATGCTTGCCACGCATCACCAAAAGCGTTACCAATCATATCGTAGGTGAATTCCGCACAACCTACTTGAGTACATTTACGAACATAATAACCTAAATTACTTTTGAATGATGATTTATCAATGTTAAATCCTGTTTTAACTAATGATGGTAATGTTTGTCCTGCCTCACTACTAGTTAATTTTGCTTGTTGATTTTGTTTAAAAAATAAATCACTTAATTTAATTTTACCATATTTTTTAGTTGTAATTATTTCATTAGAAGAATTTATAATGTTATCGTTATTAAAACTTCCTCTAATAGATAAATCATTTTTTTTCGCAATATTTGGGTAATATTTAATTACATACTGTCTAAATAAATCACCTTGACCTTTATTTTCAAATGGTGATTTAACATTATTGGTTTTAACATTATTGGTTTTTATTGGTGTTTTAAAAATTTTTGTGGCAATTGCGTTAGCAACTTCACCAGAAGTGAGTATCCATTCAGTTGTATTAGTTTTTCTGGCATAATACATATCATTCTTTTTAAGATAGTCCCATGAGACTCCTTTAACAATATGTTCTTCTTCGTTTAATTTTTGTTCTAATAATACATTATTAATTAAACTTATTAATTCTGTCTCGGTTAATCTTACTGTTCTTCCCATAATTTAATTTTCGTTATCCCCCCATACACTCTTACCACCGTCACCTGATTCATATCTCCAATTCTCCATAATATCATCAAGTTTTAAACATAGACTGTCATATATTGCTTCGGAGTCTGTACCCACTTCGGAGATTGCCTCTGATAGTTTACTATTAAACAATTTTTTATACACAGTTTTATTCGGATGAGGAAGCCCAAGGTCATTTTCATTAACCAATGGTTTTGCGTCACCCAAAGTTGATTCTAAAAGAGATTTAAATCTTGATGTACCAATTTTTATCCCACCTGTATGTTGTTCACGGATATTATTTTTCTCCTCAGAACTCATATTATTTAATAAATGTTTCATAATATTATTTGTTTTTTAATGGACATCATTTTTTATTTTCCTCAATTAACTTTTTTACCAAAAACATTATATGGACCTTTACATCATTGTCTATAACGCTTTCATCGACAAGTTCCTTTAAATAGGTTTTTAGATTTTTTAAATTATCAGAATCACCAACTTTTGTGGTTTGTTTATTATCTTCTCTAATAACTCTTTTAACGATACGAGCTAAATCGTTTTCTGTTAATCTTCCCATAATATTTTAATTTATTTATAAATATCATATAAAACAAAAAACCCACACTCTTATTAGAAAACGGAGTTAAATTTAAAAAGAAGAATTAATTATTATTTTTATACAACAATAAATATATAAAACAAAAAACCCCACCTGATAAAGATGTGGTTCTTATATTAATTCCTTTATTTTGTTTCTCTCATTTCATCAACGAACGATTTTAATCTAATCCTTTATATGTTTCAGGTTCAGGATACATTTCATCAGAAGAACTTGGTTTATTAGGTAAGTACTTTTGAACTATTTCCTCAGCTTTATCCTGAGTATCATATCCTGGTCCGTTATTGTTCCATTGTGCCCCTTGCATTAAAATTGGTGTTTTTTGTGTTGCATTTGTTTGATATATATAAAACTTACCAACTTTATTATAGATATAATATTGTATTGGGGGAAGACCAATAGGTCCCGCAACTTTTGTTTCTGCCTGCTCATTAACCAATGGTTTTACATCACCCAAAGTTGATTCTAAAAGAGATTTAAATCTTGATGTACCAATTTTTATCCCACCTGTATGTTGTTCACGGATATTATTTTTCTCCTCAGAACTCATATTATTTAATAAATGTTTCATAATAATTACTTTTTTTATGCTAGGCTTGTATCTACACCTGTATTTGTGCTAGCATAACCTTGTGATGCACCACACTTAGATTTAAGTGTAACCGCTCTTTTATTTGAGATGTACCAGTTTTTGTTAGTACCATCCTGTAGTTTAATGGTATTATTAGTGGAACAATAAAAGGTACCATCCATAATCTGGTTTCGACCTGCAATTTTATATTCAAAATTAACATTCGCACTAATTAGTTTTATTGTTTGAGGTAAAATATCAATATTAGTTAGTGAGTTAGTGGCGGATGGGTCCCTGAATACCATGGTTTTTAAAGGTGGTGGTGTTTTCACTGGATTGTTACCAACAGCCTCTCCCACTGCTTTTACAGTACCTCCTTGTTCCGTAATAACTCGTCTAACAATACGAGCCAAATCGTTTTCTGTTAATCTTGTAATTCTTGCCATAATATTATTTGTTTATTAGTAAATAGTATGATAATCAAAAAAAAAACCACTTTTTAGAAATAAGTTTAAATTATTTTATTTTTAATCTTTGTCCCGGTTTAATATTATCTGACGTTAAATTATTTAACTTTCTTAAATTATCAACAGTAACAGATTTACCATATTTTGATGCAATTCCCGAAAGAGTATCACCTGATTTTACGGTATAAAACATTTCAGGAAAATCATAACCATAATCCATATTGTAATTACTTTTAAAGTACTTATCACATTCAGGTCTATAGACCAACTCCTTTGGTAACATTTTCAAACACCTTTGTTTTTCGGTTTCTGTTTTGGAATTTTTAACAACTGGTTTTTTTGTTTTTAATTCATTACCATACTTGATAAATGATTCTTGATTTTTTACCATTCTATCCGCAACCCCACCTTGATATCTAGGGTCTTTTGCTTGAGAAAAATTAATATTCCACCCTTCCACATATTTTTTAGCCGCTAAACTCCAATTACCTGAATTTATTGCCCTTACCCATTCATGAGATGTTTTTGCCTCCCCCCTAAACACGGTATTAACTAATACCCTTTGTATATATAATGGGTACTTATCATATTTTGGAAATAATACTTTTTTTGCAATATTTTCTTTTTCTATAATATCTTTTGTTAATAACTCTTCAGCCTTTGAATTTAATATCTTATTTCCTATTGTCGCTTCTTTACCTGTATGTCCCCACCCAATTGTTAATGTTCCACCCTTTTTTAGTTTATTATTTGAAACAAAAGTTTTTGGGGTTTTTGAATCCTTATCATCAAATACATAATGGTTACCTTTTGAATCAACAACAGTGGATTCATAATTTTTTATAATGTCTCTTAATTCCGAATCATCAGCAATTGATTCCGTTAATAAACTTTTAAATTGGTTTTCAGTTATTATTATTTTCATATATCATATATACTTTCATAATAAATATCAATTAAATCATCGATATTTAAACCCATAATATTAAGACCGAGTAATTATTTAAAGTTATAACTCTCCGTAAATTGTGGACATCATAAAGGAACGGAATAATCGTAGTAATTAGTTCTTGTTCCCTCTAAATTGTAGGCATCATACAACCATAACTCTGTAAGTTTCTTTGTTTCATAAAAGTCAAGACCAAAACCTTCTCCCAAAAATGACCAAATGTTATTATAATCAATGTTAACGTTACTATTATTGCGAACCATTAGATTATTACCGTTTTTATCTTTAAATAATGTACTATCAGGGTTTTTTTTACTCTGAACAACATCTAAATCATTAAATATATTTAAAAAGTCCATTGGAGTTTTAATTCCAACAAGTTTTTTTAGATTATCAATTCCTCCAACAAATTTTGCTGCGGTTTCCCAACCATCGTCTTTAATTATGTTTTGGAGTTCTATATTTATTGACTTTTTTTGGCTTTCAGTAATTATAATCTTCATATTAATAAATACTTCGATATAAAAAAAACCCCAAACTTATTAGAGAATGGGGAATTAATTTAGATTGTATGGTTTTATTACTTGGTACTACAACTTCTCAAATAATATGCTCCCCATACTGCCAAACCTAGAGTGAGAGGTACCATTACTCCAACCCCACCCATCATTGCCATGTGGATAGCCACAGCGCCCGATAAATAAGATGAAAGCAATACGGCCCCATACTTAGACGTTTTTGGGATAATAAATAATATCACACCAGCAAGTTCAACCACACCAAGCAAAGCAAGATAAGGAAGAAGATTCATAAATGTGAAGTTCTTAACCATTTCTTCAGTTCCAATAATTTTGGAAACCGAAGACATCCCCAACATAAACGTAACCAAGACGGTTAACAACCACCCCAAGTTTTTAAATGTAAGATATTTTTTCATATGACCAATTATAAAATAAATTATTTAATAAGTCAAATAAAAAACGCGGCGGGGAGGGGATTATTTTTTTAAGAGGGACACCAAGTAGATTACCATAAATCCCCGAAGGGGTCGGGGGACGAAAAAATACCGACGAAGTCGGGTTCGGTTTATGTTGCCCCTTCAAAAGTATGAATTTATTATCCTAAAACAAAAAACCCCCACTCTTACTAAAAACTAAGCCTATCCCACTTATGGTCAAAATACGGATAATATTTCATAAAGTTAGAGTGTCTCGTGATAAGGTCTTCAAATCCCCAAAACAAAAAGGTGATAAACAAAATAAACATAAAAATAGAGTGGTCGTTAAACGATTCAATTGACCATACAATAAGGATTTGAGCCCAAAAAATGTCATATAGAAAACGACAATAATATATAATAAGATTTTTCATACAACAAAGATAATAGAATTTTTCATTTTTTCAAATTATAAGGATTTTATTTTACAGATTATAAAAAATAATCATAAGTCCCATATACTTTTTCTTTTACGTTTAAACCTCTTCATCAATAACTCCCAAATCAATACTACTATCCGTATCTTTTTCTTCATTTAATTTTTTTTTATATTGATACCACGCAGGATTTGGAAGACCGCTATAATGGTCCCATAAATTCTCGTCAATTAAGTCTACTTCAGACATATATTTAATAATAAATATTAATTACTCATCAACAAGTTCATCATCATGGATACGTTTAAAATTAACGGGTTCAACAAAATTCATATCAAAGTTTTCCAACTTTAATTTCATTTCATCAATATCCTCACGAGTATAGAACGGGGCAAAACTCGGCCGATACTTAAAAGGAACATCCTCACGTTTATCCCAATTATCAAGTTCTTCCTCATGTCGGGGAATAGAATTCTTAAGATACATATATTCCTTCCATTTGTTATGGTCCTCCACGGATGGAATAAACTTAAGAGCCCCATAGTTATCAATACCAGACAAGTCGGGGTTATTAGAATATACATCAACAATACCATCATCACCATAATATTGGTGACATAACTCCTGAAGAGTATGGGTATTATAGATATCCGAATTCTTCCAATTACGTCCATAAGAACGTACCTCACAGATATAAAAATATCCATCTTTATAATCGTGGATTATACCTGAAGCTTTAGATTGTACCTCAAGTAGTTCTTCAATAGTAAGGTTCTTTAAAAAATTGTCGATTCTCATACCACAAAGGTAATAAAAGATTTTAATACACCAAAGATTATTTAATCTTCTTTTTCTTTTTTACGTTATATTTTTTTGTTTTAGAATTGTGTTTTGGAGAACCATCCATGTAATTATCAGCATCCGTATTATTAAAACCGTATTCATACTGAGTACAATCACATTTAAGACCTGTGTACTTATAAACGTATTCAATTAAAACATTAGAAAACATTTTATGTTTATAATAAGGTATGAAATTTTCCATTTGTTCTGTTGCTTCAGCACTAAAGGTCAAATCTCGTTTACATCCCTTATTTTTAGATGGTCCTTTTATCCATATATTCGCAATTTCCTCACCATTTTCGTCAAATATATCATGATAATCGCTATCACCATGGCCTAATCTTCGTTTTTCTTCGGTGGTTGTAATCCTAAGTTTACCAAACAAACCTTCAAGGAGTTTTAACACTAATATTATATATTGTTCTTTTGATATTAGAATCTTCATACTGATAAATATATTAAAAACCCAAATGATGAGGTGGGAATTTTTTTTACTATATAGGACTAATTTAAAACAAGGGGTCGAATACTTCCTAATCTACACCAAAATCCATATATACATCATCAAACGTTGGAAGTAATTCACCAATGTATCCATACAACTTACTTAATTTACCCATCTTTGGATACTCATCAAATTTAAAGGAAGCCTTAAACTCGGCCATAGCCCCACGTTGACCCACCTTAATCCTAGACAACTTAGGTAAGTCTTCAATCCTATTATATAACTCAGGGGTAATCCTATTAATCATACCACTAAGTTTATTTGAAAATTCTTTCTCATTTAGAAACTTAAACTTTACAATAACGTTTGAATCGGTCAAACCAACATAAGGTAATACACTATGGATATTATCCTCCAACTCATATAAAAAATTGTTTGCCTCAGGAATATACTTATCCCCCGACATACACATAAGCTCAGGGTCAAGATAAATCGTTATGAGATAATCATCATAAGTATCGTTATAGGACAAAATAGACTCAGGTACAATTTTAAATTCCAAATCAAAATCCTTGAAAATAAGATTCTTTAATAACTTGGTAAGATGAGGTATGATATTTGATTCCTTCATATGAATAAATACTATATGAACCCCAAAAATTTTCCAGAAATTTTTTTTCAGTATATATGGGTTAAATTAAAAGAAGGGGTCGATATCCCTGAAAAAGAAGGGGGGTTAAAACTAATTAATAAATACTGACAAATTCAACATCATATTTTTTCTTAATGTATCTACCAATTGCTTGATTAAACTCCTTAGCGTCAATACCAAACAAAGACCACATGTTGGAGAAGTGGTGACCATTAGTGTAGTAATTATCAACATTAAAGGAGGGATGACCAACTAACAGAACATCGTCCTGATTAATAAAACCATACCATGTACTATCTCCTCTATGTCCTGATGTATGTTCACCCCACTTAGCATCTTTAAATTCCTTATCAAAAAACGGTTTAGTGATTTTGTCTAACTGTTCAGGTGAAATAATATAATCCATAGTTATAAAGTTTTTTTAAATATACTATAAATACCAAATTTTTCTGAAAATTTTTTTTTCAGTTTTACATAAAAATTTATATAAACATTTTTTTATACGAATATTTCATTTAAGGGATTATCCCCCCTTTTTGACCTGTCAGAATGTCATATACGGAGGGGGGATACGGGGGAGGGGAGGGGTACCCCCCGTATGGAGGGGGTCTAGGGGTATTATCAGGGGGGAGTCCTTTAGTTTTGACCCCTACGGTCCCCCATGTCTTAGAGGGTCTTTAATGGGGTGATGTAAAAACAATGACATATACAAATAAAGTTATACACAGTCAGTATGTCATGTTAATAAGTGTGGGGGAAAGGCAGGCTGGAGTCTAGCCTCTGCGAAGACTGTACCCCTCGAACCCGTCTCGGACTTAACCACTGACTATACAAAGGTACGGAAAAGGATTGACATGGCCAAAGGAATAAGTATTTATTTTACCCCAATATTATTTGGTGGAGTGGGGAATAATATGTATCTTTGTATTATATGATAAAGTCTTTATATACATTCTTTGGTTTATATTCTTCCATCCCCTTGTATCTATTCAGTGACAAGGAGTTAAAGTCTATTGTTAAGAAGTGTAAGAAATACTGTGTAAATAATCTTGGGGTAAACAATACTAAGAAGTATAAGTTAAGTGTTGTTATTGAAGACAACCCCTTTGAGGAAATGTTATATGGTCTTTACTGTCCTTATGATAATCAGATTAGTTTATATAAAGATAACCTTAAGACCTTGGGGGATTTCACTAAAACATATATTCATGAGTACACCCACTCTTTACAACCTTGTCGTACCAAATATGCAAAGATGTTGGATAAGTATGGTTATGACAATCACCCCTTTGAGATTGAGGCTAGAGAGAATGAATTAATTCATAACCCTATATTATTAACTGAAATACAAAATACTTATTAG